GGCCAGTAATCGAAAAATTAATATAAGGACCGGGGCTTCCAGAAAATAGCAAGCTCCTGTCATCATATTTAGAAGTGTTGTTGCTTATTTGTACTGAACTTGAGAAAGAAATATTCTTTTGAGTTCTAAAGGTGGATTGATAAGAATAGCTGTTTGCATTTTCTGTTGCTTCAACAATTGAATCAGCGTTACCAGTATCTTGAAATAAGAATTGAGAATCTGGATAAATGTTATGACCCAAGACCTCAAGAAATCCGCCAATATAATTTTCAAAAGTAGATATATTTTTAATTACTGGAGGACCTTTGATAACTTCAAAATTCTTAAACAAGAAGTCTCTTCCTCCAGAATTTTTTATAGTAATATCATAACAACCAGCATCAGCATTTGTTCCAGTAAAGGTTAAGCTTGTGTTAGCAGAGTTTTTTACAAAGGAAGATATTGGTACTATCTTGTTGTAAACGCCATAGTTGTAATCTTCTACATAACCAGAAATATCTCTTATCTTTGATACTTGTGTCCTATCTGCTCTATAATCATAATCTGAATAATTCCCTTGTAGCAACAAAACTGTATTAGGAACATCAAATAATCCAGATTCAGTTACTAATTGATTAATACTGCTGTATAATCCCGCGCCCTTAACAATTCTAAAATCTTCAATATATCCAGAAAATGGATTAACTCCATAAAGTCCGTAAGATCCAGTATTATGAGTTCCAATAAATAAACCACTTCCTGCTGTTATTGGATAAGGAGTTCCAACGGAAACAGTAGAATAAGATTGTCTAGCGGTTCCACTTATTGCTACAAAAGTATCTCCATTTGCAGAGGTTCTAGAAATAATTACTTTTGTCCATTGATTTGCTGGAATCAAAGAGGTCGCAATATTTGCTTTAGCAACATTACTAGCGTAAAAAGTCCAATTAGTGCTTCCAGCGGCTTTGTAAAAATAAAATCCATTTCCATCCCAGCCCTGATCTTGGAACATATCAATTCTGGGAGTTGAGGTGTATGGCAATGGATTAACTGAAAATTCAATAGTAAAAGGATCAACTCCAAATTGGAAATCTCCACCAGAAGGAGATGGGATTTTCAAATAAGAACTGCCGCTGAATAATAAAGAATTACCAAATAGACCTATATTAGAACTTCTGACTCCGCTGTTTAATATTGATTTTGGTTGTCTATAATTTAATCCACTTAAAACAATACCAGTCGCATAATTAAAATTTCTACCAATAGCAATATTAGATTCTCCAGAATTTAAGTAAAAATTCAAAGCATTAAATACTTGAGGAGACCTTAATACTGTAATTTGTGTTTTAGAAGCAAAAGAAGTATTGTCTTTAGAATTTATTGTTACAAATCCTTGATTTGCATTTTGAGGAACTATGCCTGAAATTATATCGCCAAGGCCAGTGAATCTCGCAGTGACAAATCCAGTTAATTGGTTGTCTACAGATGTTGTAAAATTAACAGGGAAATAGCTTTCATTTACATAAGATAAGTTAAAGTTCTTGCCCGAAATCTTTAACAAATCTCCTTCGTATGGAATATTATCGCTAAATCCACTTATTAGAATTCTTCCAAAAAAGTTAAAGTCACTACTTACAGAAAGTATTCCTGTATCGTTATATCCGCTAATTCTAATTGGACCCGTTGTGTATCCACTTGGAACTTTAACTAATAGTACTCCGCTATCCGCTTGGTAAGAGACGTTTGTTCCAGTAATGTTGTTGAATGATACATATTGGACTCCGCTTAAAGATTTTCCGCTAACTGCTACAAACTCTCCTACCTCTTGAGTTTGTGGAATTACAGCGTCTAATCTTGGAATTGGATAAAAATCAACTCCACTAACATACATTGGAGAAGATAATTCTCTTCCAGTAATAAAGTAAAAATTAGCTTTTCCTAATACTATATTCTCTGGAACGTTAAACTCTATATACTCTGGAGAAGCATCGTAATAAGAAAAATCAATAAAACCAGCACCGGGAAGCTGCAAGCCGCTTACCGCATAAAGACCCGCGCCCGTGACGCGCATCTTTTGATTGATTAAACCTGTATTGTAGCTTGGCATATTATAATCCTTGGAACTCAGTAGATAGTCTTATATCATTAACAGATACACTTGTTTTAAAGTTAAAAATAGAAGAAGAAGTCGTCTCCTCTGTTTCTATGAAAATGGCAGCAGCACCTTTTAGTGTTGTTGGCGCAATTGCCGTCAATAAAGAATTAGAAACTGGCGTAAATGAAGAAGCTTCTGTGTTACCAAAAAGAATTCTTTTAACATTTATAAAGTTACTACCATTTATAGTAACAGTGGCTCCGGGCAAAATAACTCTTGGAGTAAAGTCAGTTATCGCTGGTCTAAAATGAGAAAAGTCTTGCTTTAATGAAAACTCAGATCTTATGTAGCCTTGAGATTCAACAGAAGATCTCTTAGAAGAAATTATTCCTGCAAAAGATAACGTATCAAGGGGAGCCGCTCCTGTTTGTAGTGAAATATAAAAATCACAAGGAACTCCTGAATACGGTAGAGAAACATTAAAGTTATCTATTTCAAAAGAAACTGATTGAGATCTTTTTCCTAGATAAGCTCTGCCGCTTTGATCAAAAGTTAAAGCTCCTTCTTTATTGTATTTCTGAACTTCTCTTTGATATTGATAACTAAAATTTGTAAAGTTATATGTATTAGAATCAAAAGCAGCACCATCTAGATTCCCAGATAAATAAAAATTCGAGAAATTTAAAGGTGTAATTTCTGGTAAATTAGATGGAGTAGTTGGAGAAAAAGAACCCTTTAATGTCTCAAAAACTTTAAGCTCAAGATCTACTTTAGCTAAAGAATCTGGAGATCCTTTTATTGAATAGTTTGTAACATAACCATTTTGAAAATATAAGCCACAAAAATTACCAGATATGCCTTGCTCGGAATTTGTTCCTAAAAGATATTCCTTAACAAAGTCTTTTCCTGTTAAGTAATAAGAAATAGAAAAACTTGTATCTACTGTATCTTCTGGAGCGTAACTATAAGAGTTCTTTTTAAATTCTTCATTATAAACAGGAGTATTGCTTGAATCAAGAGACATATTCACATTAGTGGCTAGAATGTCTACGCCACTTAGCTTAAATGTACAATTTTTATAGTTGAAAAACATTTAGAAACTCCTTTTTAATGATATTTTATTTTTAGCGAAATCGTCAATATTAATTGACATATTGGAAGAGTCTATCTTACTTCCTGAAGTATTGATAATCATTATTGACTGATTACCAAAAGTAGTGATATTTATCTTTGCATTTTCTGCTGTTGATAAGTCTGTGTTAGAGAAGTTTGAATTAAAATTTTCTACAGTAAAATCAAAGGTCTCTTCTCCAGCAGATAAATCAACTTGTCTTGGCCTTTGCTGACCAACTGAATAGATTGGGTTCCAGTTGATGGAAATGCCGTAGTTGAAGTCTAAAACATTATAGGCGGCGGCTGTCCCTGAAACCTTAGCATTCCACGAATGAGCTATTCCAGATCCACTTGCTAAATTATTGACGGAAGCTTTGTCATTGAGACTTCCAGAAAGATTAGAAAAACTAGACAAAGAAACAGAAGCCTGTATTCTTGAGTTAGGATTTACTGTTAATGAATATCTAGATGGATAAAAAGAACCAGTTACTCCTGCTAATACTACTTGAACAGGAATATTTGTTTCTGGAAAGCTATTTGAAAATACGCCCGTCTTTATATAATCAAAAGCTTTGTAGATAGGATCTGAGATATTCGGAAAATAAGTAAAGTCTATGTTAGTCTCATCTGCTTTAGTTTTAAACATTTGAGATGAGTTCTGTCTTCCGATTACATAAGTAGAATTTATACTCCTATTAACTCCAATAGACGCATTTTGAGCCAGAACAACTCCTGACCCAAAGCGCGAATTAAATACTACCTCACACTCATTAAAATATTTCATCCTTTTTCCTTATTTCAGATAACCCCTATACCTTACCGTTATTCCTACAGGAGAATTTACACTAGCGGAGAAGTCTTCGGAAACGTCAATGAAATAACATAACGAATTTCCAAAATTAAAATTTACTGAATTTCCATTAAAATCTTTAGTGTTAATGTAAAAATTACCGATATTCTTCAAGTTAAAAGACAAATCAGACAGTTTTTGAAGAACATAACTGTCTTGAGCTATATTAAAATCGCAACTTACTTCAAGAGGATAAATGCTTTTAACAGAAAAAGGAGTTGAAGACCCTAGGTAATATGTGGGATTTCTATTGACCGCAATATTTAAGTTGAAAGAGTTGACTCTATTTGTTATAAAATCATTTATACCTATATCAATAGTATTAGAATTCACCAAAGCTGTTGAGCTAGTTTGATTAAAAGAACCCGCTGAAGAGATGGAACCAGCATCGTTAAAAATTTGAAAATCAGCCCTAACAGTAGGTATTTCTCCGATTTGGGCACCACAAGTATAAGAAGTTAAATATCCACTTTGAAATCCAAATAAGATATTGGAACTAGGGTTAGCTTTTTTAGTTACGAAGCCATAATTTCCAGCTTCTCCCGTGCAGCTAAAAAAGTCATTAGATGTTGTCAGCAAACTAGTTACAGATAAAGTAGCCGTCTTTGCTCCTTCTGGAGCATAAAAGCTGCTATTCATACCAAGGTATTTGGTATGTTGAACTGGCATTTGGTAGGAAGCCTGAATGTCCTGAACGCCATGAACTTGGCTTTGATTCAAGTAAAAATCCAAGTTCTGCTTATTTAGTCGAGATAATGCCATCTTATTTTATTATTTACACAAAAAAGTGTAATAATAAGTTGGTAAAAGGTAAAAGGTATGTCTAGTTCAATTTTTAACATTAGTGCATGGAGCAACTCTGTTGCTTATAATAAGCATGATATTATCGTATATACAGATAATCGATACTATTATGCCAAAGCCGCCGTACTTGCAAATAATCCCCCAGTCTATTCTAACGTAGTGTCTAATGCGGATACTTATTGGGGAGGATATTTTCAACATCCAGTTGTTAAAAAAGACTACCCTTTATTTATTTGGAAGCCTTCTTATCAAACTCAAGCGAATTTTGATCCCAAGGTTAACGTAATAAAATACGGAGATGGGTATGAAAAAAGAGTCAGCGATCAAATTAACTTTAATCTTCTTAATTTTGATTTGAATTTTGATGGATTAACTCTGGATGAATGTACTGCGATACTGCACTTTTTAAGTGCTAGATCTGCAAAAACAGCTTTTATTTATTACCCATCTGCACCTTATTCAGTTGCTCCAACAGATGCTAAGTTGTTTGTTTGCAGAAGATGGAGTTCAGCTAACCCATTTTTTAATAACTTCTCTATAAAGGCTACTTTCGAAGAAGTACCAGCATAATATTATGGCTACTCAACAAGATAAAGATTCATCTTTAAAAGTAAATAGAGAGTTCTTTTCTCTTGAGCCTTCTTCGATAATTTCTTTATTTGAAGTAGACTTAACTGAAATTGGATTTGATACTTCTTCTCAGTTCGTAGTTAACATTAAGAATTTTCAAATATCATTGCCGGGAGCAGAAACTGGTGTTTTTAATTATAGGGTAATTCGCCTCCACAACAATTTAAAACTTGGAAGGAATATTATTTATTGGAAAGGTAATGCGTATCTACCTGCTCCGCTTTCCACAGAAGGTTTTGAAATAGCTTCAAGAGGCGTATTTCCTAAACCTAAAATTCAGATTAGCTTTTCTGATGATATGCTTGATGTGTTTAGCCTCTTTAGAGGAACTGTTAACTTCGGAGATTTAATTGGGGCTAAGTTTACCAGAATTAGAACATTTGCTAAATTCCTTGACAGATCAAATTTCTATCAAAATGATGGAACCTCTCCTCTATCGCCAGATAAACTTATAATACCAGAAGGATTTGACCCTGATCCTAATTGCGAGTTTCCTAGAGATATTTATTATTTTGACAGAAAATCTTCTGAAAACAAAAATAGTATTCAATTTGAACTATCAAGTGCTATAGATCTAGACAGAGCTAAACTCCCTAAACGAAGAGTATTAAGTTATATTTGTCCTTGGCAATATAGAGGAGAAGGTTGTCTCTATGAATATAAAGAAAAACTAACTGAAGATACTCATGGCACTATAACCCCAATACCAAATAAAAGTGATTCTACTGGAGAAAAAGCTCCTGTTTGCGCCACTGAAGATGATCAAATAATCTCAAAGATGCCAATCTTTTCTGGCACAACAGTAGGAACTAATAAAATAGAATCTTGGAAACTCTCAACAACTTATAACAAAGGCGATGTAGTAGTTATTAATAAGAAAAACATTAATTTCTATTTCGTTGCCAAGACAAACGTTCCCATGAATATCCCTCCTCCAAATGGAGAATATTGGATAGCTGACCAATGCTCTAAGAGTATAAAAGGTTGTAAAATAAGATTTGGAGAAAACGCTTTACCTTTTGGTGGATTCTACGGAGTATCTAATTACAATAGAGGAGCATTGTAATGGTTTCGGATGAAATAAAAGCAAAAATAAAAGAACACGCGCTAAAGGAAAATCCTGAAGAATGCTGCGGTCTTTTAGTTCTAAATAGAAAAAATATCCTAGAAGCATTTCCATGCAGGAATGCTGCTCAAGATAAAGAAAATGAATTCGTTGTATGCCAAATGGACTACCTCAAAGCCTCAATGAATGGCAAAGTGGCTGGCATTTATCATTCTCACTGTATTCAAGACAATTCTTTTTCTGAACTAGACAAGCAAATTAGTTCTAATTTAAAACTAAAGAATATCGTTTATATACTAAAAAGAGATTCTTTTGAAGAGTATTCTCCTGAAAATTACTATAATAAATACATAAACAAAAACTTTGTTATTAATCAATCTGACTGTTTATCAATAGTAGAGAATTATTATAATGAAGAATTTGGCATTAAGATTTTCCATTACGAAAGAGGGGTAGATTGGGATAAAAACTACGCAGATTTTGTTAAAAATAAACTAACAGAGTTTTGTGATTCAGAGAACTTTGACAAATTCTTTGAAAAAGAAAACTTTATCAAAATAGAAGGTATAGAAAACGCTAAAAAACATGATATTATTGTGTTCAAGTATTTAGATAACTATCCTTCTCATTTTGGCATTTACCTTGAACAAGGTTATATTTTGCACCAACCAAGAAATAAAAAGTCAATAATAGAAAAACTAACAGACGCAGAGAAGAGAAGGATCTATTGTTTTGCAAGGAGTAAACAATTATGTTAACAGAAGAGCTTAAAAATAAAATCATAGAACACGCTAATACTTCTAATAATGAAGTATGCGGCGTTTTAGTACATACAGATAATGGACTAGAGGTACAAAAGAAAGATAACCTCATTAATTCAGCTACTGAATTTGCGATGGATATTTATAGCCAATCTAATTTTGCGGCTTATTATCATTCTCATATAGATTTTGATGCTATTTCAAATGCAGACGAAATTGTTTCTGAAAGGCTAGGCTTACCATGTATAGTTTATAATAAACAGAGTGGAGTTTTTCACATCTATTATCCAAATGGATATAAAATTCAATATACAGACAGACCTTTTCTTTTAGGTTTTGCTGATTGCCTTTGGTTAGTAAAAGATTATTTCTGTCATGATTTAAATATTCATTTATGCCCAGAGTTAGAGGTTCTAAAAGAATCTGTATCTGAGCAAGAGTATAATGATATAGTAACTAAAAGATTCACAGACGAAGAAGCCGCATTAAAGGAAAAAGATAATTATTTAAAGAGATATTTTGAGTACAACGGTTTTAGAGAAGTTTCTAATTTTAAAAAGAACGATGTTCTAATAATGAGAACAAGAGGTTATAATTTTCCTATCCATTGCGCTGTTTATCTTGGAGAAGATACTATTTTACATCACCCCGGAAATAAGCGTTCTCTTACCGAAAAGCTTTCTAACCAATACAAAAAATGGGTAATTTATATAATGAGACATCACCTTTATGACTAGCATTACCTTACACGGAGAAATAGCAGAGCAAGTGGGAAGAGAAAATTGGAATTTAAAAGTAAATTCCATAAAGGAAGCATTGCGAGCTATTCAAGTCTTATCTAAAGGCAAACTCCTAAAATATCTAATAGGAGCAGCAGAAAAAAGCGTAGAGTATAAAGTGCTTGTTAATAAGAGAGAAATAATGAATCCAGAAAGCATTTCTCTAGAAAAACCAGATTCTATTCTCAATTCTGAATTAGTAATGATTAACGAAAAGCTAGAAACCTTAGATATCGTTCCAATTATTAGGGGTGCTGGTGGAGGAGGCGGAAACAATACGACCAAAGGAGTCTTAGCTTTAGTTCTTGGCGTTTTGCTAATAGCCACAGGCGTTTTTGCGCCAGTTGGGTTTGGGCTTGGGCTATCTGCTACAGCAAGTGCGACTTTATCAGGAGCATTAATTGGAGCAGGTATAGGATTAGCTGTAACAGGTATTACATTGTTAATGATGTCGCCTCCAAAATTTGATGATTTTAGAAAAATACAAGAAGACGGTAGCAAGCCAAACTACTTATTTGACGGACCTTCTAACATTCTTGGAGAAGGTGGTCCTGTTCCAATTGGTTACGGTAGAATGAAAATAGGATCTCAGACAGTTGAAGTATCTGTCAATAATATTGAGCTAGATAATAAATCAACAGCAGCAGACGTAAAAGACCAAATAAATAATATATAAAATGAACAATCTTGAAGATTTTAAATACATAAAAGGTTTTGGTGGAGGTGG